GCGCTGCTTCTTTTTCATAGAAGGCTTAGATCGTGGGTACATTCTTACTATCAAAGAGAAGGAGGGCGAATAATGCAATACATAACACCGAGAGGTTGGCTAGTGGCTGGGATATTGATTGGGTTAGCTATATGGGGACTATGGGAGGTGGCGAGCCACTTACTATGGACGGACAACGGCTGGAAGTGGTGCGAAAATCTATTAACGTGCGAGGGAGAGGGTAAGTAAATGATCGAACTAAGCGAGACTATCTATCGCCTAAGTATCCGAGAGTTAGAGGATATGGAGAGCGAGAGCCAGAGAGCGTGGTTAATAGATTTATTAGACACTAGCGGTAATTGCATAATCGAAGGAGCCGGCGTAGCCGGTACTTTAATGGCAGCTATGGGAGAGGCCGGTAAGGCTATCACCTTACACCTAGCTGATGAATGGCTAATGGCAAGGGGAACACTATGAGTAAAGTAAAAGAATGCGTAGAGCCAGACGAGATGACGTGGGAAGATTGCGATAAGCCAGAGCACGATAGTTGCTACGTAATGGTATGTCCTGGGTGTAATACTCGCTTTCCAGATTGCGAGGATAACTAAATGGGATATGAGCCAGAACTTAACGATCCCGTATTTAATGAGCCGGAATACTGGCGTTGCGCTGGGTGCAATAAATACTTTCACCCAGATAAATATGATTGGCACGTGGACGAGGAGTGTCCTGGTTCACTAGGAGCAGGAGAGGGAGAGAGTAATGAATGAAGAGTATCTAGCAGCTAAGGCTAACTTATGCCTTAATCAAGCTGAGAAAGATATAAAACAGGAGGAGATAGCCAGGGCTATTAAGAACTTAGAGAGAGCTAACTCAGCCCTGTATCGTCTAGGTCTAGTGAAAGAGGGAGAGGCTGATGAGTAATCTACTTACAACACCATACTGTGAAGTATGCGAGGAACATAACTTTACCTGTAACAATTGCGGGCTATGCAAAGAGTGTGATGAGTGCAAGGGGAGAGAGAATGAGTAATATCTATACCATACACCCGAAGAAGTCTCCACTTATCCTGTTGTATGAGGTAGTGGACGAGGAGGGGAGAGCTGAGTGGGGAGGCAACAATGCTGAGCATTGTATGCAATGGCTCAGCCTTGCCCCTACTGGCTCTCGTGTGCTGGTATCAGGGTGGGAGAGCGACGAAGAGGACGCTCACCTAGTAGGGCAGACGCTAGACATCACCGAGATAGTAAGAGCAGCCAGCTTATGAGCCTGGTACTAGGTCTAATTGTGGTAATGCTGGTAGCCTATGTGCTTATAGTGTGGGAGGACAAGATAAATGGAGAGTAAAGAAGTAAGTGGCAAGCAGTCTATCCACTACCGTAATTATAGAAGGGCAAGAGACAAGGCACTCGTGCGTCTAGCACACCTATACCCAGACACATACAAGCAGTTGCTTGATGAACAAAGGAGTTTTGATGAGCAAGAGGGCAAGAGCTGGATTATTAACCCTGATAGTAGGCTTACTATTGCTGTCCATACACGAGCGAACGCCGTCCCAGATGTCGCAGGACGTACCGATTATGAAAGCGCGGACGAAAGCTACAATGGAGGAGAAGCGTGAGAACAAGGCACTTACAGTCAGTTACGCACGAGCACTCGGTTACAATCAAAACCAAATCAGATGTCTTGTCACCCTTTGGACCCGTGAGAGCAGGTTTGACCACCTTGCAGGCAACAAACGATCAAGCGCTTACGGAATTGCTCAACTCCTTAGAGAGAAAAGTAGCGACCCTAGTATCCAAATCCTCCACGCTGTGCGATACGTGGAGCACCGCTACTCAAAGAGTTTCTGCCGTGCTCTCCAGCATAGCAATAGACGAGGCTGGTATTGAGTGAAACTTATACTAGACCCTGCTTCATCTATGCGTTCTTTTTATTTTGATAAGAAAGACCCACGAGTTCTTTTTGGTGACATACGTGAGGATGAGACTCATCTACTCACCAACGGGCAGACTATAAAGATTAAACCAGATGAAGTAATGGATTTCAGGGACATACCATACCCTGATGAGTCTTTCCAGGCAGTTATCTTTGACCCACCACATATGCTAAGACTTTCGGAGAAGTCTTGGATGCGTAAGAAGTATGGAGTTTTAGATAGTGAAAACTGGCGAGATGATTTAACTAAAGGTTTCGCTGAATGCTTTAGAGTATTAAAAATTAACGGTACTTTGGTATTTAAGTGGAATGAAGTGTCTATTCCATTAAAAGAAGTACTAGGGCTTACCCCCCACGAATACAAGCCAGTTCTTGGACATCCTTCGGGTAAGAGGATGGGTACTCATTGGGTGTTGTTCTTAAAATAACTTTGCTGGGTTTCTCACCCTTTCCCAGCAAAATAAGAACCCTATCGCTAACCTTTCGGCGGTAGGGTTCTTGCTTTACCCGCCGTTACTGTAAAAGCCTTTACCCTTAAAGGTAATAGCGGGTGAATCCCACACACGGCTCATAGTTTCGTGGCACTCGAAGCACATAGGAGTAGATGCCTCTTCGTGGATAGAACGCTCAACCGATATGGTTGCACTGCACTTGCCGCACTTGTAGTCATAAATCATAACTGCACTGCCTCCTCGATAGGTAGATAACCTACTAACTTATCAACCTTGCCTATCTTCTCAAACTCAGTAGTAGCTGGCAGGTAATGCACATACCAGACTGGCTCTGCTAAATCCATTAAATCAAAGGAGTAGATACCAAGTGGAGTAGAGTTGATGTAGTAGGGAACAAGGTCACGCTCTGCAGCTTGGGTGATGAGCTTGCGATACTTCATCTCTTCAATCAGTAAGGTGTCATAGTGCCTAGCCCTGCACTTTAACTCTATGTAGTGACCTGCTTGCCTAGAGATGCAGTCATAAGCATCATAGATGCCCTCACTCTTTACTAGGTCAGGGTATAAACCCTCGCGCAAGAAAGTAAATAATAACTCTTCATTCATTGCCAGGGACTAACCCCGCCAAGATTATCTTGCAACCTACGAAGTGACTTATCGCATCTACGATCTGCAGTAGAGATAGCGCACTCTAATACCTGTGCTATCTGTTGCAGAGTAAAGCCTTCGTGGTGGCGCATACGCAAGAGAGCCTGGTCATCTTGTTCTAGTTGAAGAAAGCCCTTCTTAATATCAATGAGGTTAGCTAGTAGGTTGCCACCTTCTGCCGGAGATGATGAACCTTTAGGTTGCCCATCGTTAATCATCTCTTGTGCCTGCTCTAATACTGTGCCATCTATGATAGATGCAATAACAAAGGGAAGTAGCTGACCAAGAGTTGCTGACTCATAGTAAGCCTCATCGTTAGTCTGATAGCCAGACTTAGATGCCTTCTCCTTACGTGCATAACGCTCAGCTACACGTCTCATCTGCCACGCTATGCGTTGCTCGTTGTGCCTGCGTCGCTCCTCGATTGGCTCCATTAAATCTTCAGTATGATCTGCAGCCCTTGTCATAGCCCAAGCCATTAGCTCCTGTTTGATGTCATCCTTCTCAACGTGCTTGTTATACCTGCGATAGATAGTGTTAGCCACGCTAGGCACGAGGTCATATATTACTGGATGTAGTTCACTCACTAGTAATCCTTTGCTGAGCGATAGCGTAATACTCGGCATCCATTTCGATACCTATAAAGTTTCGATTCAATAACTTGCAGGCCAATCCTGTTGTTCCTGAACCCATAAATGGGTCTACTACTGTGTAATCAGGTGGCAAAATACCAACAATTCTTTTCATAACTTCTAAAGGCATCTGACAGGGATGTTTTGTTTTCTCTTTAGATACATTCTTAACCTGATTTATTTCCCACCAATCATAAAGCCTTGCTGATTTGCCATCAGCTATCCTTTGCATAATACGCTTGTCTGTAGGGTTTTTGTATGGCTGTCCGTATTGCTTAAAGTCAGGCTTGATACCAAAAAAAGCAATGTCTCTATGTTGCTTTGCTGTATTAGAATTGTAAACCCAGCTAACAACCTTTTCAGGAAAATCACCAACCTGAAATGCTATCTTGTATATTTCTTCTGGGTAATGGATAACAACAAAAGGCGAGTATTGAAATATAGATGCAAGCATTTCATAATACTCTTCTGCTTCCATATTATCTTTATAGTTATTGTAGTGATACCCGATATTAAAAGGCGGGTCAGTAACAATAACAAACTTCTTTTCTTTCACGTGTATCTTAGGCAACTCTTCTAAAGCATTACCTAATATCAATTCCATTTCACTCACAGTCGGGTAGCACCTGGTCTATTGTGTGTTGGATGTTGAGTAGTTTGATAGCAAGAAAATCTATGTAGTTACTAGCATCAGCTAGCTCTTCGATGAGTTCTCTAATGGTATCTGATGTAGTAAAGGACTCAAACTTCTGTCCTTGTGCTATAGCGTATTGACTATGGCCTACACCTTTAACACGCTGAGCACGAAGAGATGCAAAGGATTCAATGAAGGATGTTAAGTCCTCAGTTGATACACCTACTGCACGATAGCCAGTAACTGCAGCGTGATCTACTAACGGGTTGGTTGTGGGCGTATGAGTATGAGTTGTGTTGCTCTGTCCTGCTGCAAGATGTGAAAGCCCATATGCTGCAAAGTCTGTAGCATTATGACCCACTCGTTCTCTGTCATTGTCATACATTCGACTCCCCTATCAGTAACTTCCGTGTCGCATCAATACAATTAGCCAC